ACATCAAAGCTGTCGAGCATCCCATTTATCGTGGGATCGCACGTACCTTTGGAGATGGACCGACCGTGATGAAAGGGTTCAATGTCGCGGAAATTGGCGAGATAGCACGTGGAAAGTGGCGATCCTTCGCTTCTCCGGTGGCAGTTGGACTTGATGCCACCAAGTTCGATATGCATGTTTCCCCCGAAGCCTTAGGATGGGAGCACTCCATTTATAAGGAGTTGTTCCCACACGATAACGGTGAGCTCAAACGTTTGCTAAATTGGCAGATGAATAATAAAGGAGCAGGTTATTGCCCTGATGGGCGGTTGAAGTACCATGTTAAGGGCAAGCGCTTCAGTGGGGATATGAATACAGGTCTGGGTAACTGTATCATCATGTGTGGGCTAGTTTATGCCTACGCCAAGACAAGAGATGTCAATGTCAAACTCATGAATAATGGGGATGACTGTGTTGTCATGATGGAAGATGAGGACCTAGGTCGCTTCCTTGACGGGCTTGATGGTTGGTTCATGGAGATGGGATTCCGCATGGTTGCTGAGGAACCGGTGAGGGAGTTGCATCTCATTGAGTTTTGCCAGATGCACCCCATTGAGATAGGGGAGGAGTGTCGCATGGTGCGTAACATTCCTACGTCAATCCGTAAGGATACTCTGACTACACATAAGCTCACGGACCTCAAACACCGGTTGAAGTGGTGTACGGCCGTTGGCACTGGTGGGTTGTGTCTCACAGGTGGTGTGCCTATAATGCAAGACTTTTACCAGTCTATGCAGCGAGTTGGGTGTAACACTACCAGTAAGATGACAGATGATCCCACTTTTGCCACAGGCATGAGGCTCATGTCGAGAGGCATGAAGGAGTGGTACCGCACACCAGACGCATGGACTCGAGTTCAGGTTTATGAGGCTTGGGGTATCACGCCAGATGAGCAGGTAGCCTTGGAAGGCTACTACAGGGGGTACGAGATGGATGGGCAAGTTAGCCCAACTTTTGATAATCTCACCCCATGTCTTGACATTCTCTCCCGGCCGTAAAG